ATTTATTATACAATACGTCTGTATGAGACTCGTGGATGTTTCAGTAGTAGATACCCCTAATAAAATACCTGCAGAAGTAAATGTGGGGGGATTAGAAAGAGGTATAATAATCTGTGTTCCCTTTGGTGTAACTGTACCGTTTACAACAAAGGACTCATAAAACGGACCAACTTTTTTTATTCTCGAAGTAAAATTGGTTGAAGCACCATTTCTTATTTTTGTATCACCAATAGCTGCCGGTACTGCGGCCGTTATTTCAATAACTGTATCAATGATAAAAGGGAACCCTGTTTCACTGGTTATGATATATCTACCGGACGGGTCCGTAGTATGAACTTGTATATTTTGTATTTTGTAGGAGAAATTTGATGTAACATTTTTTATACCGTGTATAGTATAAATATTATATGGTACATCCGTATCAGGATAGATATTCGGGTTTATATAAAGGTTATTTTGTCCGCTGATATCGGATGATGAAACCTTCATATAAAATTTTATAATAACGGAAGATGCCCGATTCTGTTGGTCAGTATCAGAAGAACTTGTACCCGAATATACATATGCAGAATTGGTATATCCTGGTATTCCTGAGTCCCATTGCTCAATTAGGTTACTGGTAACAGTATCTAATACCCCTTGATAATAAAAAGCATTTGAAGGATTAGCATTGCTTGTATTTTTTACAAGTTTCGGTGTACTAGGAATATATTTTAAGGATAAGGAACTAGTAGATATCCAGGAACCAGTAATTATATAGTTAATAATACCGTCTGTTCGTGTTTTAGTTGATGCTGAAAAATAAAAAATTACAGTATTAGTACCCAGACCGGAGAAATACCCAGGAACCGGTTTTCCCTTGTATGGATATGGGGCGTCATATACCACACTATAATAAATAGGATTGGTATCATATAACCCTGATACTGTAGGTAATGAATACGGTATAGGAACTGTGGGCCCCGGAGTTACAAATTCTATTTTTGATTTTCTAACTGATTCAGAGGAAATAATGGTGAACGGATTAATGGTCGCACCGGAAATTACTTCTCCACCATCAGTATCAATACCGGCTACTCGGTCTGTCTGTAAAAGACGAACCCCGTACTTGTCACCACCAAATGTATTCCGCATGAATTTTGTGCTGAAATTATTAGACATCAGCATGTCAAAATTTCTCTCTAAAATATCAGAAATAGGGGGAAGTACAACCTTACGACGTACATCCAGGATATCGTCCGCAATGACATTCGTAGCTTTTAATAGGTCGGGGCGTATATTTGATGTACCCGGATTAGTAGCTCCATTTGTGTTACTCTGAGCATTGTACTCTGTTGTATTCCTTCTATTTACAAAAAACATCGGGACCGACCAGCAATAACCATCAATCGTGCCCGTACACTTAGCTCTCCATAGACCATAGTCACCAGTAAGGATGCCCATATTTTCAAATGGGTACTGCCCCGTTGCATTAGGCCCTAACCCAACCACACCTGCAGCACCAAGCCCGGCTTCCGGGTAGGAAGAGGGGTCTACTCCACTTGCAACACGTATTCTATATTGAGTCTGTACACGTTTCGTGGTTTCAATGTTTACATCCGGATGTATACAGTCATCAGTTAGGTATACAGGAGTCCCCGTATTTCCTTCGTAATAGTCCCTCTGTACTTCTCTAACAACAACTTGACTCTGTTGCACAGCCCATGTAGTTCCACCGTCCTCTGTATGTCTTATAACGGATAAGTCTCCAACAACCCACCCCTTGTTTTTATCAACAAAAGAAACCCCATTCAAGTTATAAGCTGTATTCGGATTTTGAGCTACCCATGTAGCACCCATGTTATCGGAAAATAATACCGTACCCGTTTGTCCTGTAACCCACACTCTAAAAGTATTCCCACTGCATTTAAACCAATAATATACTTTTACAGTATCACCAAGTCTTGGAGCACTATTTAAAATAATTTGACCAGTAGCCCCATTTACACTATCCACAAGAACAAATGTACCATTCACAGTTACCTGGACATCGGATGGGTTGTTTGTCGTTTCCCCTTTTCCATTCCCACTGGTAATAGGAACATTAAATACTGTAAAATTTTTATTTGACCCGTTAAACTGAGAACTTACTTCATTCTCTTCATACTTATCCAGAGTAGGTACAACAGACACATCCGTTAAATTTAACAGGGTCCCACTGGATTGTGTAACCCATGAAAGTCCACCATCAGATGTCCTAAGTATGGTTCCGTTATTCCCAACAGCAAAACCATAACTCAAGTCAAAAAAGGCTACAGATACAAGATTGTTAATAGACGGACTTGAAAGAACCGACCAGGTAGCACCACCACTGGTTGTTTTTAAAATTACTCCCTTATCCCCGACAGCCCATCCAGTTAGTGCATCATAAAAATAGACACCCTTCAAATTCTGCGTTGTAACACTTACCTGTGGCAACCAGGTAACACCGTTTGATGTTTTTAAAATAGTACCCGAGTCCCCAACAGACCACCCGGTTAATTGGTTTACCATGTAGATAGAATTCAGATTATCAGTAAGAGCATTCTGAAGCATTGTCCACCGGGCGCCACTGGATGATGTTCTGGCAATCACACCGCCGTTACCAACGACCCATCCTATGCCATTCGTTGACCCACCCGTAATGAATGATACCCCGTTGAGCCTCTGCTTCGTATCAATCGCTTGAACATACCACGTCTGGCCACCATTCTGGGTTCCTAAAATTAGGCCATTCTCACCAACGACCCATCCAAAATTTGAGTCATATGCATCTACATCCATAATTGCATCAATAACCTGACTCGGGCTTGGTTTATTATTATCATTTGATGGGTCAATCAACGCTTTCCACATTTCGAGGTATACACCGTTGACTATATTACCCGTAGATGGAGGACTTAACAGGTCAATCAAATTAGAGTTTGTATCCGTTGTCCCTGTATTAGTTACATAAACAACTGTACCATTAACAATGGCATATTCAGGGATGGCACCGACCGGGTTCTGTGTATAAAATTTATTTGTTAATGCCATGCTCGTATAGAGTTCACGAAATGATAACCATCCGGATGGGATGCTATTCAATTGTCTTTGGTTGAGGACATTCTGAATCTGCTGAAGGAGATTCAACTCGGTATCAAGAGGAGGTTTTCCTTTTTGAAATACAACCATAGAATGATTGTATCCTTGCTCATCAATTACATACGAAACGCCGGTACCTAAATTTTCAGCCATAGTGTTGGTCCTCTATTAAAAAGCCTGCTTGGTTTGTTCTCTAGGATTATCAAAAATAATAGTAAAATTACCCACTGTAAGATATTCCAAAGATGCCACATTAATGTCTTTTGCTCCGGTTTCACCATAAACGAAGTAAGCTACTTCATAGGTCTTTGTCTCGGGGAGTTTACCGTCTCTAGTGCTGACAACGATTTTACCATCGGACTGGATATAAGCTCTTCCCGGGCCCCCGGATACATCAAGCGGGTCAGCCTGTAAAACCATCGGCATTTGGTTTTCAAAGACTCCACGAAACATATTTTCAGACCCACCCTTATCTGTTGTTTTATATGTTAGTACCGGGATAGTAGTGATATACGACGTTGATAAGCCCTGATTGAATATTTGAAATGTAGGTGAACTCAAATTGTCCCGGGTAATAAAAGACCCGTCTGCCTTTACCATTTTCAGGAAAGGAAGTATGAGATAATCTACATCGGGTATACTTTGAATCAGGCTTATTATTTCACTTTGTTCCAAAGAGATACCTACTCCAAGTTGTGTTACATAGTTTGCTACGGCTGTACGAATCTTTGAAGATAGACTGTTCATATTTGTAGCACCTGACTTTGGGACTACCGTAATAATAAAATCCACTTTATTTTCAATAGACTGCTTTACAATAACATCAGCACAGGCATGCTTCATAATATTGACCTGGTCCTGAACTGTATTTAAGAGGTCATTCGTTGTGTATGTAATTGTGAAATTTTCTATTGCTGTATAATTTACAAGAACAGACTGGCCATTGCTAATTCTTCCGGTATCAATCATACGTATATTGGTTGGAGTTGTATCTGTACCGGGTAATACTCTATAATCAAAGTCTAATACATAGGTAGTAGTTTTGTCCGTATTCGTTATCACGATTGATTCAACATCAATACCCATATAATCTAACGGTTCATCCACACCCATAACTAATGTATGGGGCTCATCCGTAATCGTTTGGAATTCAGTAAGGGGAAGATTATTAGCAAATTTTATTCTAATACTATCTTTAGCAATAGTAGACCCACCCTCGGCTAACGGGTCTTGAAGTTTAACTAAATCCCAGTTGTCCGATGTTAATGGACCCGAAAGCTGTCCAACAACGGATACGATATTTAATACCGGCTGATGAGCTAATACGAAAGTATCCGAGCTACGATATTTATAGTCCACTTTTATAGTATCCGTTGATGCCAGGCCAATTGTAACATTCTTCGGAAGTGTCTCATCCAGGTCTATAGTATTTCCATCTCCAATAATTTGATACCCGGTAATATCATAATCAGCAGCTCGTGTAGAATTATAAACTCGGGACACCTCAAAAATCGGTGTATGGGCTGTTACACTTGAATTTTGTGATTTAAACTGGAAAGAGGCAGCGTTAATAACCAGGAATGTTTCCCCGGAGATACCTCCACTGACCTGGGCTGATTCTCCAAAAGAAAAAGCAACCTGGTCTGTCATCTGCTTTTCTTTTTCACCCTGAACATATATATCAACTTTACCACCGATATGCTCTTTACGAATAGGGTCATAATCCCTTATCATCAAAGAATCCCCTGCCTTTTCTACACGTACTCCATGTACACCTGTAATAGCAATTGATGTTTTAACATAACCACCTTCAGTACCTGTGTCCGCAAATAATGCAAGTTCAATTCTACCTGCCATATCATGATTTGATTCCCTGTCCTGTCCGAAACTTATTGGATTCGGATTTTCTACCTGGAAATTAGAATCTACACCGGTAAGAACAGATTTAACAGTGTATGAATCTGTATTTCCGGCAGAACCAGTATCTGTACATTCAACATCCATTTCAAGTTCATATCGTCCGGTTTGACTATTATAATATTGGTCCCTCGTTGCGTATGTAATGGATTTTGTAGTTAAAGTTTTATAATTCTGCGAAGGGATACCCTGGTCTACGTCACCTAAAGTAGCAACAACGGCACCTTCATAGACGTACATGTCCCGTATAGGTGGCGTATTGGTAAAAAATGTTACAGAACCGGTAGAACTGGTTGCCCCTTTTCTTAATACATTTACGTTTGACGCTAATTTATCAAATTGGTCATCAATCAATCGTTGAACATCAGAGTCATTTGTAAAGCCAACTGCCATTTTTAAAGCACTTTTTTTTGTACTTGTGCTAACATCGTCACTTACCCCATCCCCGTTAGAATCATCAAAATCCTGCAGGGCACTGACCGAAAGAGACCGGGCCATGAAATCCTGAATAACGTAATACCTGGCCATTTCTTCTGTTTCCGGATTAATTAGGTCTCGAATAACGGTTCCGGGTTTTGTATCAATGCCTTGATTAGCAACTGTGAGTTCCGTACTAAAAGTAGATACAATATCATTCTGTGTACGTGCCGGCAAATCTTGTATCCCGGTTGTAATAATAATTGGGGAACCCTGTAGCTCAGAAGAATAAGCACTTTCTGTAACTTGTCCTGCATTTGGGTCATAAATAACCGCTGTTGCGATGAAAAAAAATGGTTGGTCTTCATTAAAAGATACAGGAGGTAATTGACCATTTGTTACCATGGCATTAAAGATATCTTGTGTAAAAAATGTAGAATAATAATAGGTCCTGGTAATTTCTTCTGTTATTGTAGTAACCCGTATGTTTCCAGCAGTATCCACAGAACGATTGATTTCTGATATTACATCCTCAAAGAAAGAATATTGATTTACTGGTTCTGCATTTATTTTTACGTACGACCCGTTTACACCACCACTGGATGTACTTACATAAAAGTTATATCCAATAGTTTGTGGTTCCGGATTCTGTGTACAGATTATTTCTATTTGGTTTTGATATTCCCGTAGACGTACACCTGTTGGAGGTGATATTGTAATGAACTGGTCACTTTGGATGTATGTAATATTAATTGTAGTAGCCGGACTCAGGTTTCCTGTACTTTTTTCAACGGAAATGATACTATAGGTATTCGTTCCCATTACCAGGTTTCCGGTCCATGACCATACTGATTCCCCTGGGGTATAAGATACGCCTAAAGATGACCCATTAACGATAACTCGAGCACTATCAGTAGAAGTTGTTCCAGATAATGTCTGGGTCTGTACATCGGTTGTATAATCTGCACCGTTTGTAGGCAAAAGTATGACTGGGGCTGGTAATGACATTTTAGTTCCTTACTGAATCTTTAAATATTGAGAATAATATACTGTTTTTCCAGATTTTGCTTGTAATGATACATCGGTTCTGATTATCGTTGGGTCATTTGGGTCCTGCACAACCCGTACATTTTCAACCCGGTCTAATATTTCTCCATCGGTTACGGGTCTACCGGTTAATCTGTATTGATTCTGCATATCTTTAAATTTACCCAGAGTTGTTGTGATTTCCTGTGTAATTTTAGAGGTCATATAGTTTATGTCTGTAATCTGCTCTCCGAGTAATTTAACAAGAGCTGTTCCTATATATTTATGAAAAGGGTTGCTGTTTAACTCTGTAACTGTAAATTTTTCAGCGTTTTGCAACAATAGCTTCTCATCCCTTAATATAGTCATGCTCCCTTTAATATCATAACTTATATCATCAATTATATTCAGTCCAATACATTTTGGGCAATAACTTTGTATCGTAATATAGGAAATAGAGAAAAAATCTTCGATAGAGTTCCATTTTTCTTTAAAATAGACCATTCTTGGCTGATTTACAGTGACCGTATTCGGGTCATAAATTACGATATAATCTGTTTTAGGAACTATGGAATCCGATGCGTATACGTCTATGGTATCAACAGAAGCAATGGGTTTTGACACACGTAACGATTTCCTATCGGTTCCGAGTTCAGATAACTCTTTATAAACCTTATGGTTACATACTGTTGCTAAGTTAAGGTCAAAGGACATACTATAGATAATCAATTAAGAGAATATTACGAATTTCCACGGAGTCTTTCGAGAAATTTATGTAAATTTGAATTCAATTCATCTTTCATTTTTATAACAGCGACCTTATCCGTTGGGGAGAGGGTTTTAAAATCAGGTCCAATAATTATACCCTGTAAAAAAACTATTGCAGACCGTAATTTTGCTTCTACGGCTGTATTTACGTCTTCACGATTACTATCGAGATTAAGACCGGCAGCTTCCACGTATCTTGCATTAGCTTTATTCATCGTATCTGTATTCTTATTCGCTTGCTCCTCTGCCGCGGCCGCGGCCGCTGCTGCATCTGTTACTTTTTTAGCCGCAGCTTTTTGTGCCGCAGTAGTTTCATCAATTTTTTTCTGCCTATCTTCTTCCGCTTTATCATCAATTGGTTTACCTGTACATGGCTGTAGTGCCTTAAGTATTTTATTATTATAACCCATCCATGTTTTTAATACAGCGTCGATTTCTTTCCCGCCATCAATAATCCATTTTGTCCAAAAATTATCTCCAAGTGTAGATAATTTATAAGATAAAGACTTTGTATTAACGGCTAATGAATCTGATGGGTTATCCTGGGATTGCCTTGAATTTACAGATTTTGAGACAATTGGGTCAGTACTTGTTGAAACCAAGCTATTAACAAATTTATCAGCTTGATTTTTTAGTGCAGTTATAGCACTAAAATCCGCCGAGTTCTTACTCGCTAGGTCATTAATACTCTTAATATCTTCGTTAAGAATTGCTAAATTATTTGGGTCTCCTGGATTTGACAAATTTAATTTTTTTGGCCCACTAATATACTGTGGGTCAACTTGCCCAATACCCCTTACCGTAGCTTTAAACTGTTCTCTAATGACTGTCCTTTTTTCTTCCCACGATTGACCCGTACAATTTTTATTGGCTCCAGTTGGGTCCGTTGTATATTTTGCAAATTCTTTACAAAGACTCTGTAAAAGGAATAGGTAAGAAATTATTGCTTTTGCAGTTCTATCCGTTTCTACATTAATACGGAATCCAGACTGATTATTAATAATTTTTTGGTAGGCATTAAGAGCATTTGTTAAATGATTTATTTCACTGCCTATTGCTTTTATTTCTGTTTGAACTTTATTAATTTCAGCTTCTAATTCCTTAAAACCCGGGGAATTATTACGGAGCCATTCCATATTATAGGGAATGTTATGAAACGGATTTACATCAGAATACGTAGGAGCAACTGATGGAACTGGTCCTGTTTTTTGAAAATGATTGGCTTTATATCTTTGTTCTAATTCTTTTGAATCAATATTTGTATAAATTTTAGCTAATAAATAATCTTCATTAGACTGTAAACTGGATAATCTCTCCTGTAGAATGGCTATCCTTCTAGTTAACAGGTCATTTGCCTGACGTAAACCAGTAGTTGTATTATTCCTAGCAAGGTCTATAACCTGGGTAATACCCTGCCAAGTAGTAGCTAATAACTCAGACCCGGCAGAGGTCGCTATTTTTGCAGTATTAGCGGCTTTAGCAGTTGACCCACTTAACAAAGGAGTAACATCAGCCATTATATCTCCTATTTACCCGTTGGATTCCCGAGCACATTCCCGATTAAATTAAATGCTTTACCGAGTGCTGCCAGCTCTTCAGGTGACGTTGTTCCGAATACCATAACAGCTCCAGCTGTAATACCACTTGGACCACTAAATTTCCTACCTGGAGGGGGCTGAGCATTACTTAACCTTGTCATAAATCCATCTGTTCCACCGACTTCCGGTGGTATGTAAATGTAATAAATAGAGGGGGGCATATTAGTAAAGTCTTTCAAAGCCTGCACAAGAGCACTTATAATCTGTAAAAGGGTAAGATATGAATTTATTTTTGCTACCAGTGCTTTTACATATTCTAAAAATGAATTCGTGACACTCATCACTGCACCGGCAAACATATTGAGTACTTTTTTCATTAAATTAGCAAATAAAGGTATAACCGGAATCATTTCTAATGGACGAAAAGATACCCAAGGCCATTGCCACGGGGAATTCGGTCCTAATTTTTCAAACACCGCATCCGGATGTTCTACTACGTTACAGGTAATAGAGCCATCCGCACACCCTTTTATAACCATACGATAAGGGGTCGATTTAGAACCGGGCACTAACAGTGGAACTGTTTCGACTACATAATAATATTCTAACTGGTTCACTTTATATGTCCCGGTAGTCGGGTCAAAAGATGCATCCAAATTTGTATCTAGGAATGAATTTTGATATGCCGTTGTTGGTGTAAATAATCCTTTATCATCCTTGTATTCGTATTCCGTTATTGTGGGTAATTTATAAACTCCTGTTGCGAACATTGTTTTTACCCAGTTTATTAACCCCTTAGGTCCTCCGAGTCTCTCAGGAAGCTGCGACTTTTCAATATAATGAGCCGGATTATTTACCGACGTATCTCTATATACTTTGTATAACCATTGGTCACCTGCCGTTACAGGCGGGTCCCATTCAAGATTAACACTTAGTTTATTTTCTTTAGTTTTTGGGTCCTCAGCTATAACACAAGTCCCTCTGATATTAGTCGGAGGCTGAGGCGTGAAATTTATACCAAAAATATCAAGAAAATCAAAAAATCGATAAAGAGCTCTCATAGCTGCAAAAAATTCATCCAGGCTCTGTGTATCAGCTATTATAACAAATCCACCGACTTGAGCCTGTGGACCAAATGTAGGTTTAGAAAGGAATGTCTTAGTTAAAGGATTCTTATCCGGCATTTCTTGAGTTGGACTATAAAAAGATGTCTGTAACCGACTCAAAAATCCTTGAAAACCACCGGCAGACATATGCTTCAACATTGATGTAACCGGTACCTTTTGATAAAAAGAGGGTGGAACAAAAAAATTAAGGTATACCCCGGTACTCTGCAGGTCTTTAACAAAGTCATCTATCTGTTTATTAAGGGCATCAACAACGGCTTTTAATAATGTAGCAAAGGAGCTCCAGTCATTTATAAATATCTCAATCACATCCAGTAGCGCTTTTACCACCTTCATCACTGCGTCTAATTTTTTAAGAGCGCTAGTCAGTTTATCTACAACCGCAGAAGGTATTGTAGAAAAACTTGGAGCAAGTTGACTCCAATCCTTTGGGAGTGGGGTCTCAGGAGTTACTGGTTCAGGTGGTGGAACCCCCGGGCCGGTTGCAGAACCGGGTTGCCCATCTGGAGTACCTGGTATTATACCGGCTGCTACAGGAAGCACAAACGGTATCGCCTGAATTTTTATTTGAACGGATATGCTAGGCATCGTGTAACTTTCTCATTTCGTGAAATTGCTTCTCTAAACTTCGGATTTCTTTATGAACTAAAAAAGTAAAAGTGGATAATAATGTATCCAGCTTATTATTTAATTCCGTATTTGGTTTCGCTGCGGACCACTGTAATGGGCTACTAGTCGAATCCGTCATATCTTAAAGTCCTCTTTAGAAAGCCACTGTCTGACTCACAGACAGAGCTGATTTATTTGATTTTATTTGATTTTCTATTTGTACCAATTTTGCATTACATCCCTGTCTGCGATTCCATCGATTATTTGCCCAAGTATAAAGGTCACCCGGATTACCACTACTATCCCTAAGTATCCCTTCATCTATTACATTACTTACAATCTGACTCTGTCTAGTATTAATTAGGTATAAATTACGATTATTTAAAACGGTACTTCTGTTTACAACAAAAGTAGCTCGGTCGTTTAACATCTGGTCGGAGATAGACGACCATGTTACATAACAGGAACGTAAAGCAGGATAAATAGTGGCATCTGTAACAATGACTCCGCTACTTAATAAAAAGGATTCTGAAGAACTACTGTCTAAAGAGATATTTCCTGTGGCATCAAATCCGGATACAGTATTAATACCTGTTTTCATACTACCAATTGTTGTATAGGTAGAGTATGGAAATGATTGATAATAAGTAGTTGTATCCTGTTCCCATGATAAATTCATAGATGTTTTATCTACTAAATAGTTCCTATTACTTATTGTAGAACCATCAGCCAAAATAGTAAAAACAGGAGTACTATGATTAAAATTAAATGTCATAGTATTATTTAATGTATACACATTTCCAACTGAAGGGTCTCCTCCAGTCCATGTCCCACTTACCGGTAAAAGATTGTTTTCATAAACAATGGATGGCTGATAGACCGTCCCATCTATTAGTGCATTTAAAAGTATTCTTCTGTCATTATCAGAAGCGGAATCTATAATAAATGTTGTTTCTCCATTTATATTTACAATATTTGTTCCGGATGAAGTCGGTACACCTATTCCAGAAACGGTATTCTTACCACGTACATACCTATTATTTGGAAGTAAATCTAAAACCCAGTTTGTACTACTGTCATGACCCTGCCAGTTCGTTATAAGAGACAAATTATAAATCTGAGCAGCCCATGTATCGTTATACATAGCTACAGCGTTCGTATGTGCTATATAAGTCCCTGCATAAGCAGGACGTCCCGGTTCTTGAATAATATGCTCCGTTGAAATTACTTCCTGGTTAATCTTCGGTATTTCACTAGCAATAGTAACAAATTCATTGTACGCATCTAAATAGATAGGAGTAACATAAGGGATATTAATTGGATTAACCCGTGCAAGTTTATCTGTTGAACCAGCTGAAATTAAATAATTTATATTGGGAAATTCATCTGCTAAATATCCTATTTCAATAGGAATGAGAACTATTTCAGGATTGCTTTTTAATGGGTCTAAATTCCCATATACTTCGTCATTTATTTGAAATCCAAGTTTAGAAATTGCAGTTCCGGTTCCTAATTTAATCCCTGTATATGGGGGTACTGTTCTTAAAACAATAACTGTTTTATACCCATATGTAGTATTGGAGTCAAAGACCCATTCAGCTTTAGCAATTAATCCTTTAGTCGGATTACTTATCATTTTAGCCACAGAATCAGCGTTAAGATTATCCGGAGGGAAAAGAAGAGCCATAAACGGGTCGGTTGGAATAGCAAATGAATAATAAGTATATGAACTTCCATCAATAGAGTAATCAAAAATATCCCCACTTATAAGTCCGAAGTTGTCCGACCGACTTCCTACTATCTTTGCTCCTAAATTTCCATCATCATCATATATAGGATATCCAGAGGATGCTCCGAACCTGGTATCGGTCGCTGTGCTACGTTCTGCAAAGTTAGTATTTAGTGTGACCTGCGTATCTGAATCTACTGATTGTATTTTATACATCTTTGTAGAATCAAACTTTCTAATAAAATCATTACTTTTTAATTGTGTAGTCCAATAAGAGGGATACCCAAATGAAGACCCAATATTAGTGACTATATTTAACCCCTGAGTAAAAAGAGCCCCATAACTATAGTATTCCCCAGTCAGAGGGTTAACTCGGAATGGTTCGAAGTTCGTATAATCAGGATAAGGAAAAATCCTGCTCGTCGCTAATGTAGCACCTTGCTGTTCTGTAAGGCTAAATGTACCATCGTTATTAAATAATTTAGGACCTATCGCTGAATACATCTCGTTTCCAAATGCACTTAAGCGGTCACTAAACCAATCATAAATCTGTTTAAAAACGTCGCACTCTATTTCAGCATCTTTTCTACGATACTCATCATTGGCTAAACCGCCCTGGTCATTCCCCTGTGCTTCATCATCCGGCACACTTCCCCCCTGACCCGGATTCCCGTTTAGTTGTAACGCTTCCTCTTTCATCCTCGGTATGGTTACATTTTCAAGAAAGTCCCTCTGACTCATAACCTGTATATAGAATTGATCAACATTATCAAACCGGAAGGATGCCTGAACCTTTGACCCCTTTGATAGCATAGTAAAGTAGTTGGCTGAATAAACGACCGTTTGGTCATCTAAATACCGTCTACCCATATAGTCTAAATTGTATCTTTGTCCTTTTACCAAACCTTCTTCAAGTGTAATTCCACCCTGTGTGCTGACCGAAAAATTCGTGGTATCTGTACCATCCAACCTAAGGGTAGTCTGAACAGTTATTGTTGCTGGAAAGTCGTTTGCAATAGTCAGGCTCTGACCCGAAATAATTTTTGTACTGTCCCATTGTGATACATAAGTTGTAGCATCTAAATCGGGCACTGATGCCTGAATATAAGAAGCCATGAGTCCACATGTTGTATGGTCAGCATAAAAGAACTGGTATGTACTTGAGTCAGAAACAACAGATAAGGATGTTGCATCCGTTAAAGTAGTCATATTTACATTCCCAGACAGGATAATACCTGGCTGAGATAACGTATCCACTATATTCATGAATGGGGATAGTTCTGTGGAACCCTCAAAATAAACAGGTTGGTCTGATGCATAAATCGTAGGCGTAATATAATCTTTTAAAAAAGTGCCACCTATTCTTACGGCTGTTCCTAACCGGATGTCATCATATCCTGCATTTTGAACCTGATATATATCAGCCCCAATTTGTAAAAGAGTACCGACTCTAAATAGGTTTCTGATTCGGACCCCTTGGAAAAACAGGTCACTGGAACCAGAAACAATCGTATTTGCTCTGTATGGGACAGAATTAAAAGTAACAATATTATCTGTAACAGCAATAAATGGATTGGACATGTCTTCCTGTATAGGTGACCAAAAAGTGACAAGTGTCCCCTCCCCATCATATACAGAGGATGCTACAAGAAAATAAAATGGAAGTGCCCCATCCGGTTGTGATAACCGTACTACTGAAAAAGAAGGAAAGTCACTGGTTACATCCATGCCGGAAAAATACATGGAATAAGAGCCGGCAGGAGCCGTAATTTTATTTAAAATAATGGGTTGGTATTCCGTGACCTCTGATGCAAATTTATAATCACTGATAATATTATCATACGTATCCAGTCCTATGGCTATATTCGTTGCATTTTTTTCTAAAGTGATTGTATAGCCAAGTTTTGTAATATTTGTAAGATTGTATTCTTTATTCCTGGTCTCATTATAAATTCGTAAAACATTTATATTTTCGGTCTGTAATGCGGAATTTGTAATTGAAAATTTAAACGCCGTGGAATCCAATATAGACAACCTTGAATCGTATACCGTACAGAAGGACGTTGAGTCCTCAAATGTCATACTGTTTACCTGAAGTGAAAGAGGGGTATAGGTAGCAGCTACCTGGTCCGTCGTATCTGTGGATGTAAGAAAAGTAATCCTACCTGTCGGATAACTTACCCTGTAATCTATCCATTCGTCCAGAAAAAATCCATTTTTGGTAACTAAAACTGTATCATTCTGTAAGGGGTATAAGGATGTCTGAACATATTTATTACCCTGTGAGTTAATTAAAACGGTCTCCTTCTCATTACTTACAGGACCCCCAGGAACCTGATAATGAATTTCATACTCTTCCCCAGGACCCGGATGGTCCTTACCCTTAATACGAAGACGGCCTGATTGTGCAATTCTTACATCATCACTGTCCTGTGGTGGATTCGATATAGCCTGCGGTATACCATCCATATAGACTTTTATACCGTAATCTATTAAATTGCTTTTATTTACAGCGACGTATTTTACTAATTCCTCATTTACAGTACCATGAATTATCTCTGCAGTTCCAGCATAGGGATTTATCATATAGTCACGATAAGGAACTTGTTGTGTGCTATCAATTTTTATCAACTCAGTTCCAGGCATAACCCCGGAAACAGGATTCCCACCGGCATCCACAAAATGTATCTGACCGTTTTCACTACTGGACCGCGATATTTCGATATTAGTGGCACTGGCTAAAGGCATAATATTAGCAACTTGAGGTGCAGGTGGCGGCGGAAGATAAATTGGACTCTGATTATAATTTATTACGTAATCCGTATTTCTAACAGCCGGTATCCCATTAATATATAAGTCCATTGAAGATTCAGGATTCGGAACCACCGGTAAGGAAAACTGAAATGCATCAGTTTGAGTGCTCTGTGCAAAGGTCTTCATTAGGACCGTAGCTGAATCCATCAGGTCAGGAGCCCCAGGACTTATTGTATGAGTAAACGACAAATTAATACCATCTGCCAGCGGTGTAGGATAAATTGATGTTGATAATCCGCTCCCCGTAGTACTATCCGATTTCCATCTCGCAGAATTTTTATCATACGTAAAATTATTTTTTGTATATTCTATTTCTGTACTACCAATAGTCCATTTTTTAGCTGTATAAGCTCCGTATGTACTATCCCCTATATACGTCGAAGTTAATGTTAATTGTGTATTACTATCAACTGACAGAATTTCGAAGTATTCCTGAAACCCGTCATGCTGTATGAAATCCCCACTAACAAGTTTACTTTTCCAATGGGTACTATTACCTATAACAATAGGACTCCCTTGTGTAAACGTTGCATTTCCTGTAAGAATATTTGTAAGTATGTCTGGTTCAACAAGGTATTCTCTCTGGGACAGATGCAAAGTCATTACCTGACTACCTGACAATCCTGTAACCATAGTAACTGTAACACTATTGACTGAATCAATAGATTTTATGGTAAACGAAGAACTCCCGACTGTAATCGTATCATTATCTTTTAAAATTGTACAGTCATATCCACTGTACGGAGCCGAAAATACTATACCAGTTATAGAGGGACTACCAGGAATGAAGTTACCGGTTGCAGAATACTTACTTGTAGGAAGAATATAAGACCCGGAATCATAAACCGGACCTGTAGTACTGGCGTTACCTACGCCGGCTTTTGCCCCACGTATCTCAAATGATTCTAAGTCTAATGATTGCAACTGCTTAATTTGATTGATATCCATATTTTTAAGAAAATCTCCCTATGCCCGGAGCTGCAGGTATTGGTATGGGCCCTACCGGGGGTGGTAAAAAAGCTCCTATATCAACCAATACTACTGTAGCTGACGACATTATATGTGTGCATATTCCGAAAGCCATAGCTCCTACTAATAACTGCATATATTGACCTACTAATGTTCGTAATGACTCCTGAGCAAAAATAAGCCCCTGTAGAGCCGTTGGAGCCAAGCCTATTATTTTACCCGTCCCACTTCCTGGCCCTGCTCCTATGATAGTCCCTGTGACTGTAACGGCGTTTAAAGACATGCAAACCCCAAATGCTACAGAATTTAAAAGTTTAAAAATATCTTTACCTACAAGACCAGTAGAGGCTGCTTTAGACACCATTAAACTAGTCATAGCTGTTGGTATGGCACCAACAATTTTCCCTGTTTGTGTACCAGCCCCTGGACCTACAGCTATATTTGTACTATTAACGGTAGATGCTGTCATTAAATATTGACATGTAGCTGTAGCAACTGCGGATACAAACGGAACCAATTTATCACCGGCCAGGGCCTGAGACCCAGCTTTCGACATTATTAATGATTGCATCTGTGTTGGTATTAATGGCATTGTATATCCTTATAAAGCTGTTTTTACCGTCATCGAACCACGAAATGGCATTCCAGAAATTTTACAAAAGTCCGATGGGACGCCTGGAAGACCCGCCATAACGGCTCCTATCGGCACACCACCCATGTTCACCATAGGTGCTGTTAAATTAACCATAGAAGCACTGGTAATATTAATTGTTCCTGTTGCAGTCATACTAATAACACCTGCCGCTGTTACAACTGATACATTCCCGGCTCCAATAGCTACAGTAAAATTACCGGTAGCAATAGTAGTCGTTTTATTTCCAGTACCTATTATTTCTGTATTATTACCCGTGGTAATTGTACTGGTTCTATTACCAAAAGTTACTATCGTTTCAAGTATATTCCCAGCCAGTAAAGTTAGTTCATCATTCCCAACTGTAATCGTAGTTTTTCTTTTTCCATATTTCTGCTGTTTTTCCTTAACTACAATTTCAGAATATACCCCGGTTACACTTACTGTCTTATCTACCTGAACAGCTTCAGCGGCAGACCCATAAATATTTTCTACCTTCATTCCCTTTATAGTAAGACTATATTTTTCCGCTATGTCGGTGGTTTTACTTCCTACTACAGTTTCTAGGGCATTACCAAAGTATGATTCTTCTTTTGCAGTTCCATTGTCATCGGCCCCTGTGACATTAATAGAGATACTACTGGATGTGGTTATATCTATGGACCTTCTGAACTGATTAAGATTGTGGGCTCCTACATTCCATTTAATACCTCCGGTAGCATTTAAATCCCATGAATTATTATTTCCGTTTGATGCCCCCCAGCTTTCTTTCAAACTACCGGCTGCAGCAATTGACATGGACCTTCCAGCTCCAAGAGGATTTGATATAGAAGATGGAAGATTTATGAAATAATGACCTTCTTTATCAATACCTAGAAAAGCCCCTGAAGAGAAATTAAGGGCATGAGCCAATCCCAAAACAGCGGGTTCATCAGTTGCATTTGTTTGAATACAAGATACCAATTGAAATGACCCTACGGCATCATCGGGCCTGAGAAAAATTTGTGGACGTAATATTTTTCCATATGATTGGTCTGTCTTATTATTTCCTACAAAATTACCCATAACCATGGATACGATAGGTCGCCTATTACTTATACCCTGATTACTATTTATGTCATTCAGGTCTAATTTTCCGTCTCCTTTTTCATCTACATCTACTCGATACTCAGTATAAAATTGAGAGTCGTATAATACGGGGTCTCCAAAAGGAATGATATACGTATTTTCCCGGCCCCCAGGCATAGATATACTGCTTCCATTTAATCCCGGAAGTTTATTCCCTTTAAGGTCATACAACATTAACCCATTACGAATAATAGGGCCGGCCATTACCGATGCCCCATCAGCAAAAATAAAGTTATTTAAAGAGGTAGCTATGATAGACTGGTCTTCATCCCGAATAATAATTCCATCTTGTAAACTATCTAATAGCTGAATCCCTTTACTAACAAGAATCTGTCCACCCGACGGAGATGACAGTATCATTTCCCCACTGGTTATTTTTCTAAATTTGTGCTGTATAATATTTGTGTCATCTGTAGAAATTGAATCAGGTTTGACTTGCACATCATTATATTCCAGGGCATTAGCCAGACCTGATGATACATAAGCTAAGCATAATGGAGACCCTTTTCCACCACCTTCATCATAAAAACCGAAGATGCCAATAGCTCCTACTTCCGGAACCATACCCATGCACCCAGCCGGACCTACATATGGAAAAGATATGGGAATCTTAGAACGGACACCGGTTTGGTGTGTCCATTCTATAGTCATCTCATATTTATCCATGTCGATTTCTTTTACGACACCAATTTTTATATAAAAATATTTATTATTAGCGGCGGACCCTTTATTATTTGAAAAAACATGATGGGGTTTTTCACCCCTATGAAATATTCTGTTATTAGGTGGCATAATTTAGTTCCCCTTCGAGTAAGCACTTGCCACTAAATTAGTTGAAATAGCTTCTAAGGGTATTTCCTTGGGTTTGATACCCACTGGACTTAAATCCAGTGTATCATTAGGATTTTGATTTATTCTGGCACTTTGTAAATAATTAAGGATTGCTCCTTCTTTCTCTGTAAATAGTGATGACATTGCTTTAGATTCCCCGTCTGAACCTGCAATAGGGTTTATTTGAGCCACATTATCCTGTTGTGTTACCCTTACATCCCCAGTTAAAGGGTCCACATTTCGACCATAGGGGAATCCACCAATTAATTTATACCCATTTTCATCCGTATAAGGAATGGTTGTATTGGTTGGAAAAAAAGCTCCAGGTAAAGAATTTCCTATTTTATAAAGACCAGGATTCATCGAAGTACTAAGTCCACTGGCCCTTTCAAGTTCTTGAAGTTTAGAATCCCCCTCATTTTTTCCAAAATCTGAAAGTTGCTTATCAGTAAGTTTCGCACTAAAAATATATGACTTATTTTTTAGTACGTCACTCCACGTACCACTATTTTGGTCTATTATCATTACCGGTCTTCGCTCAGTTTCCAATGATAATGTTGTGGTGCATGACCCACCATAGTCAAAACTATGACTAATAGATTTAACATAATGGTATGTATCCCTATGTATTAAATATATTGGATATCCAAGTTTCATTTCTGGTCTTCCAGGGACCGTTATATTACCGGTAGAAGTTTTTGCGTTTATTATATCCATTTGACCCACAGCTAATGACCTGGCTATATGGGAGTCCGTAGTCCATGTTAGAGTAATATCTGCACTACGAATTCCATATTGTTGAGCTAATTCAAAATCCATATGAAATCCCTCTCCACGAGCATGCGGAGTATTTTTTAAATCCTGAGTGAATGCTGTATGGATTAAAACTGTAGTTACGATTCCGTCTGAATTTTTTTGAAAGGAGCTAGAAATAATCTCATTAGGAGCTATAGTATACGGAAATACCCCCTTAACATCCATATTATAGAAAGGTGGTTTAAATATAAAGTTTCCGTTTACGTCCTGATAAAATTCATAGCCCATACGATTTTTTATTTCGGTAAGGATTTCCAGTTTTGACTGATATTCTGAAGACTCAAAATTTCCCATTTTTTCATAATCTGCGAGAGCAATAAAATTTCTAAGACTCTTATCAACGTCAAATTGACTTCTTTGTACAGCCCCCTTTGCCTTTTGTGAGTCACTTTCAAGGCTACTTGCTCGTATAGTACTGGGTAAAAGTTCTATGAGTTTAGTTTTAGGATTAAGATGAGTTTTAATCTCATTTCCTCCCATACCGTACATTTTTAACAGAGCCCCTAAACTTCCAAACCTTTCTTTCCAATAATTAGAAAGACTTCCAGCTATTTTTCTAAATTGATTAGAAGGATATTGATATTCAGTAGAAGTTCTTTGAGCAATAGATACTGGGGTAACAAAATTTAATGTTGGGTCAGATTTACCGGTACCACTCATAGCAAAAAATGTGTTAATCATATTGTACACTATAGTATATGGATTTGCTTTATCAAATATTGTAGCGTTTACAGTAGATGGTTGATGACCTCCAGAATAAATTATGCTCTCAAGATTTGGATGGACATTTAAAAGGCTGTGCCCAAGCCAACTTAAAATATTGGCACAATTCAAAGTTATTTTATACATCCCTCCACTATAACTTTCGTCTACTTCTGTTATAAATCCCCAAAAAACAGGATAATATCGTGGAACTCCATCTACTAAATATCTACCTTTCATATAAATAGTCACTTCGGTCATCGGAGAAAAAACCGGGGCTCGTATTATAGAGTCAGTATTTTTATTATAATAGTTAACCCAATAGTTAGATGTCTCATTATATATCGGCGTTGCTATTTCAATACTCGCAGTAGATGAACCAGGCGGGTCTACATTATTTTGCACATTTATAGTTGTTATTCCATCATTAAAAGATATTTTGGAAGTTGCATTTGAAACAGGGGCCACTATCTGCATAGTCTGACTACCACCAAAATATGCCAGCATGTCCGGAGCAAGTTTTATTATGCCCCTGTTTTGAAATTCTGCTTTAGTAAAGATACCCGAATTAGAAGGCATGCTAGTCCTTTGTTAAAAAATCAACAACGTCACCGAAGAAACTTTTATCTGTTGCAGTCTGCACTATTTCAGAAAGAAGTACAGGCTTTGGTGCAGATGCTGCTCCAGTAGATACAGGTATAGGTCTGAAATGACCCCGGACCTGACTATATTCATTACTCAATGTACTACAAACAAATTCAAAGTTATATGTAAAAATAAAAGGGGACTCTGCAACTTCATCCATTGTAAAGTTATTGAAATGACCCATGAAAAATTGACCATCATAACTTATTTCAATTCCTGAAACAAGGGATATGACACGGGTTACCGTTTCTCTAATATTCATAGGGTCAACAAGCATATACCCATTATTTCTATAAGCCCTTAAAAGTGCCATAAAATTTTGGAATCCAAATGAACGGCGTCTTAAAAATCCTGTGAGTCCTGTTCCATTTACCATAAAAGCGGCGGATTTTCCTGTCCCTGTAAGCATATCCTGGTTTGGGCCCCATAATTGTGAAACATACCCTTTTCTTGTATAAGATAAATAAGAGGAATTTGTTTTTCCGTGGTTCATGTTTTCAGGATTTATCAGCATTGTAAATTCAACCCTTTTATTTCCTGAACTATCCGCTGTTGCTATAGTCATTGGGAGTAAAGCGGACATGGCTCCAGTTATTGGTTTCTGTGCTGTTATTTCCCCTGTTAACGGGTCTGTCTGACCAATGCCCGGTAGAGTTGATGGGATAGACTGAATAAAGGGTGAGTAAGAGCTACTACTCACACCAGTTAAATACTCGATAGTTTGCTGTAAAATTTTATCTGCTTCAGCTTTTGTCATGATTTATTTCATTAAGGTATACATGGTTCTTTCTGATTTAAAAACCATCGTATAAGTAAATTTAAATGGACTTGCAGAATCCTCAACGGTATCGATACTTTCAATGTATCCCCGATAGCATGCATAGTCATAACTTATTTGTATTTGTTTTCTATCCCTTACAAATCCGAGCCCATCAAAAACGCACCCGTTATTTTCCATTATTTTTATCACTTGCTTAAATTGCTGATATCCTAAAGATAACTGACGATTTCTCGTTGTTAATCCAGAATCAAATACAGATGATGTATTACTCCCAGGGTCTTTTACTCCTACAAAGTCATTAAATGACTGTCGTAGTGCTGCATCAGCCGATATTACCGTTGCTTCTTCTTTATATAATTTCTGTGCTGTAACATCAGCTATTCGAGCTCCTGTAAGAGGTATATCATCAGGTTTACGAGGTAACCCACTGGGACCAATAACAAAAGCTGCCGTGCTACCCTGGAGAGATATGGCATCTAGTTCTTCTCCCCAGTGCTCCTCAAACCAACCAGTCATCGTTTGTGTCCTACCAATAATTTTGGACATATTAAAACTTATAGTAGCTGGATTTATATATAATTTTATACCTTTTATAGTAGTATCATCATCTCTTTTTATTACTACGGGTTCTCCCGCTTGGTCTACCATTTCTACATAGAATGGTATTAAACTAGATGGAAGAACAATGCCACGCTGTTTGTATAGATATTCAGACAATGACAAATTATAGTCATTTGATGCTGATATTATTTGGTCAGGCATTAAGCCATTCCTGTTAGTTGTTCTTTATATAAAACAGACCTTATTTCATTCGCAATACGACTAGCCAAATCTTTTTCATTTGCGTTTACGGTAATACTAATATTTTTTCCATTTATATCTTTTGAAGGGCCCGTAAACCCAGGAGTAGGTAGAGTTTTTATATCCATACCTTTAGGAAAAATCATTTCACCCGGGTCAAGCTTCACCATACCCGGGGAGGTAACTATTTCAGGGGTCCTAAGATTTGCCTCTTTTTTAATGGGGGAGGCCGGAGGGGTTGTGTTTGCCTGACCAAACCCAGCTTCAGCACCCAGGAGTGTCGTCTGTTCATACGTACTTAACTGGATGTCCCCCCCTCTATCGAATTTATTTATGAGTAATTTGGCCCCCTCTGCATTTATACTATTAACTATATCATCCCCGAAAGTACTTTTAAGTTTCTCTAGAGGTATCCCTTCTTTTATACTTTTAGTTAACTGTTCTCCTATTTCTTTTGGACTTTTTGAGTATAATCCAGCAACTTTAGATACTGTGTTATCAATTTGTTCTAGTAAATTCTTCGTATCCATATTCTGCTTTATCTGCTCATCAATTTTTTCAGTGTCCCCTCCAGCCTTTTCTATTTCACCCCGTTCTTTCTTGAGCTTTCCCAGTTCTGTACCTAATATTTTAGCTTCTTCTTTTGGACTCTTGCCAAATATTCCACCAATTTTTATTCCCCTTTCTTTCAAATCACTCCTAGCTTGTTTAGACCCCTCCGATTCTTCTATTTTCATTTTTTTAAAAATAGAAAAAACCATATCATTTAATTTCTGAGCATACCCTAACTGGGCTATTCTATATGTTCCTTCAGCCATCGCTATTTTTTGCATATCCTCATAGGATAATGTTTGGTCTACAATATCGGATAAAGTTGATTCTGACGCGGCATTTAATTCTTTTTTTGTCTTTTCACTTTCTTTAAATACTTCTTGCGCTGCTTTCGTCTTATCCGCTCCACTTTTAGCATCTTTCCAGTATGCTTTTAAATCTGTGGCATTACCGTTTTTTATTAGCTTCCTAGCTTGCTCTGACGTTTTAGCAATTCGAACAATACCCTTTGCCATTAGGGATTTCATACCATTATGTACAAGTTGGTCTTCCAGTTTCTGAGTTGCCTCTATTTGTTTATCCTCTGTATCATTTAAAGATTTTTCAAGTTCATCTATAGCATCTGATACTCCTTCATTCCCTGCTGCTCCCTTTGTAGCTATCAACTCGGAATATTTTTCAATCGATTTTTCGTTACTTATGTTAAATTTATGCATTACATTAACAAGGTCCTTTACTGATTTAAATTGGTTCCCAGTTAAACCAGCGGTTTGCTCAAGTACCCGGAGCTGCTCTAAACTTATTGCACCTACATCTTGTTGACCGGATATCCTAGTAGCGAGGTCCGAAAATATTTCATTTGCGTCGCCTGCTTGGGATTCAAAAGCTTCAGCTAGAACGGTTGGGTCATTAGATTTAGCTGCTTTCTCAAATATCTCCGCTGAAGTTTGCTGTTTGTCTATGACACTACTTAATTCATCTATTCTAGCCTGGTACCTTCCTTGTTCTTCTTCAGGGGCTGCTGCTTTCTTTTTTTCAAGGTCTTCAATTTCTTTTCCCTCAGCCTTCATTGAATCACGCATGCCTTTTGCTTGTTTAATATACCTTTGTTGTGCTTTTTTTATACCCGAAAATTGTATTATCGTAGCTTTTGTAACCATATTGCTATTTTTAATAGCACCAGTTAGGTCCTCCACATCACTCTGCGCTTCTTGGGCACCTAACCCGCCCTCCATCATACCTTTTAAATTTTTAGCTACCCCTTTTGTTATAAGACCATACATAGATAAAGAAGCGGATGCATTCTGAACAGTAGACCAGAATCTATCCGTACTTAATCCAGCTTTTTTTGCATCAAATGCTACCTCATTAAATGTTTCATTGACTGTAGATAAATCGGCTTTCATATCAACCATCATAACACCCATCATATTTCCAACTTGAACTATATCAGTTCCTAATGACTTACTAGCTTTTGCCGCTATATGAATAGTAGACCTATAATCATTAAATCCGGTATTTAAATCAGTTATCGTTTTTCCAGCCTGATATAGGGCTCCGGTAAACCCCCTGATTTGGTCTGCATCAACCCCATCTTTCCAATTTTGAGCAGTACTATATATCTGTTTATTAAAATCATCAAACTGTCCTTTAACATCTGGAGTCATTATATCCGGACCACGAACCATAGCAAAACCTTTATTTGCATCCTTAACAACTTTATCAGCGGCATTACCAAAGTCCCATATGGCTTTTACTGCTGACCCAACAGACATCGCTATCGCAAGTGGACCCGAGGCTAATCCGGCAAGTTTTCCTAAACCACCAATAGCACCTCCAGCCATTTTAGCCATTTTTCCAGCGGAACCCATTTTTTCAGTCATCGTCTCCCATGTAGCCCCAGAAACTTTTAATTTATTTCCCATATTTTTTGCATCCTTTGCTGATTCAGCAAAAGCTTTTGGATTTTTTATATTAGAAAAAAGACTTTTGATTCCCGATAGCCCTTCACCTACTTGACCAAAAACTTCTCCGGATGACTTTGTCATCGCCTGTATCTTAATATGGGTGTCTTCTATTTTCTTTTTGTATTCCGATATTGCTTTAGTTGCAGCATCTATTTCTTTTGGGTCCGTAAATCCTATTTTTTGAATCTCTTTAATTCCTTTTTGTGCATCATCAAGCTCTTTTGTAAATTCCCTTACTTTATCAGCCCTAAAACCCTTCTCAATTTGTAAGCCTTTTATTTCACTGGCTAAAGAATCAACACCCCTATTTAAATCATAAATTTCATCAGAAAAATCTTCCGCGGCTTTAGACGCCTTATCAATACCTTTTGTAAGGTCACCAAAAGCTTTCCCAAATTCTTTTACGAAACCCTTATCTTTTTTTAGAACATCAATTATAGAGGGTATATCTTTTGCATCTAACGCCATACTTTATTTCTTCCCTGTTAAAACTTTTGACCCTATCTTACTCATGTATTTTTCTTTACCTTCTACAGTCGACTGCTCATCCGATAATACCGATATAACATGCGACTTCTCTGATGGACTAGAAAACAACGCCTTTGCTTCCTTCGTCGTAAGCGCCCGCTGTGAACCCGTAATAAGAGCCTGGTTACCTTCCTCAGACATCTTCTTTAACCGCTCTTCCGCTTGCCTGGACTGGGCCTCAGCCTGGTCATTCATCGATTTTAAATAGTTCTCCATAAATACGTCATGCTTATCCTTTACGCCCGATATCTGACGCTCTAATTCCGCTACCAACTCCTCAGCCGTATCCACAGGAGCCGCCCATCCCTCCGGAGACCACGTATCAACATCAATATACCCTTCATGAGCAAGCTTCTTTCTCCGGTCCTCTACATTCTGCGTATTACTATCATGACGGCTACGTATCTGCTTCGCTCCCTTTGGATTAGAAGCCGATGCTATTAAAACAGCCGTCTCAAATTCCCTGCTATTACTATCAAAGTCATCCACCATCCTATTTATATGAACCCAATTTTCCTGATGGGCATTAATACCTAAATCCGAACTACCAGGAATACCGGTAAATACTGTACTATTCGGAAAAGCCCCATTAAGAGCCTTCCATTTCCACCTGGCTGAATCCGTGTAAGTATACCCCTCTAAAAACTTTAAAGAATCGTACGACTTATCCCGGATTATGGATGTCTCAGAAATAATTTTTTCATAGAATTTAATGGGCACCTTACAAAAGAATTCCTGAAGAGTCCTAATATTCTCCTCCCGGTCCTGTAACATATTGTATCCATCCACCATGAATACACTATAAGCAAGAAAAAATGTATTAAACCGGGTTATATACTCAGGTCCCTTGTCTGTCCCGGACCTGAATTTTATCATATCAAATTCCCGGTCATTAACCGTTTTTAAAATCATATGCTTATTACCGATAGTTGCGGCCACGGTAATAAAACCTTTAAAAATAAGGTCCGATAGAATTTGGTATGCTTCAGTCTTTTTCATTTTTTTGTAATTTTCGCTGTTTCTACAGCATCGTCCATATGAACATCAACCTGATTTGCCTCTTTTTCAATCTGTTTATTCAACTTATCTGTTTCAGTATCACCCTCTTCATCCTTTTCTTCAATTCGGGTAAATTGGGGTTTAGCCTGTATCTCCGGTGTCTTAATCGGGGTATAAGTATCAAACTTGGTTTTAGTTTTTACCATGTCCTCTACTTCAGTTTGAAGATTTGTGTAGGCTTCAAATAGCATATCCACAAGAGGAGAGGGCCAATCAGCTATTTGCTTCCCCATGTATAAAAATTTTGACATGGTCTTCTTTTGCCCATTTTCCTCGTAAGTCACATCCTCATTTAATTCTAAATCGTTTATCTTTTTTATAGCATAAGCTAGGCTATGCCGTTTTATATTCGAAATATATTGTATCCCTTCAACATCCTTACAGGCCTCTAAAATTTTTAATTCTTCTTCCGAGGATAGTGGCTCAAGTTTAAAGGTAAGACCTAACTCCTTCATTTCTACAATCTTAAACTTTGTAAATGTCTTTTTTATTCCGGTAAGAATCTCAGATAAATTCATAAGAACTCCTATTTAAATTTAGATATGTTTATTTCAATCCACGCTCCCGGGGAGCGACAACACTATACAATAGAGAAATAATATAAGGAGAATATTCCAAGGGGATAAAGATGAGGTATCTTATCTCGATTTTAATAATACTATCCGTTATCTGAATTTAGATTTACCGGGAGCCCTTTGACACTGGGCTCCCGGTTGTTATTCCCCAAGAGGAATATTAACTTAACTTATACTATTTTACCCAGGTAATCTAATTGATAACCCTTTACCCTGAGTATTCATTGTCGAATACGGTTCGACCTCTGAATAGTACTTATTCAAGTCTGTTCCGGCCAATATGTCGGATACAGTAATCGTGCACGTTTCCTGAACAATTGCAGAATCCGAAGCATAAGATATCGAATAATCCGACATCCAGCATGCTTCATAGATTGTTAAAAGACCAATTGCATTCTCATCACCATTACCGCTGGAACCCTCTTTTGGCTCCTGTGGAAGCCTTTCAAGAAGTCCGGCCTGGTCAATAGTAGCATTCCCCTGCATTTGACGTTTAGCAATTGTGCTGAACACAACTTCCTGCCATACATCAAAGGGCCAACGGTGATGCTTTAATGAACGTGTGATTCCGTCAACACCCGCTTTGTACCCGAATACCTGCATGATATTGGATAAATAAAGGGCTGTACGAGTCACCGATATTGTCATAGGGTCAGTTACCCCAGGGACGAGCTCAGCTATATGGTCCCCGAAACCAATTCCACGTACTGGTTCAACCGTCCTAGATTCAGACGGGTCAAAAGTGGCAATGACGCCAATTTGTTTTTGTTCTCCACCAGCATTGTACGCAAAAATACGATTTTTGGAACTTATAACCGATAAGGTATTCGGTGACACGCCTTTACGGAATATATAAGAGTCAAAATCTCTTCCTGTAGACGGCATGTTTAATCCTCCTTATATTACAATCCATGCATCAAAAGATGCAAAGATACCATTATTTAAAAAGTTGGTCTAACTGGGCTTTTTCACTTGCAGTCAATTCAGTATCTACCATGCCAGCGGATAATTCGATGTTATCGAATTTTTCAACTGCAAGAGCACTGGTATCAACCACTTCTTCTGTTTCCTTTTTCTTAGCTTCGACTTCAGGTTTCTTTTCAGGAACCGGAGCCGGGACAGCAGGAACTTCTTCTTTTTTCGCTTCTACTTCCACTTTCTTTTCAGGAACAGGAGCCGGGGCTGGTACTTCTTTTTCAGGGGCTACTGCAGGAGCAGCGGCTTCTGGTTTAGATTTACCATGTTGATAAAAATATCTTGGGTCATTCTGACCGGATTCTTTTCCTTTTTCCTTAGCTTCTTCCGCAGGAGTTTCTGCTTTTTCATGTTCTTCCTGCTGCTCTTGAACAGGGGATTCTGCAGCGTCAGCAATAAGAGCTTTTGCTACAGCATCCGATGCTTCTTTCGTCCAAAAATCCTTCACTGTAACCTCCTCGGATGCCTCTTTCATGCAAGCACATTCGGGCTTTCCACATTTTGGGCAGACTTTTTCTTCAACTTTTTCATCGTCCGCTTTTTTGTATAACTTCTTGGCTATACCGGCAAGTTCTTTTACAGACTTACCTTTGTTTGCGGGGTCTTCCCGAACTTTTTTCATAAGGTCCATCCAAGGATTTCCAGCAAGACGGGTAACCAATTCATCATCAGCCATTTTGGACACG